TCAGCCAAGCGCCTCTTCTTCGCGTTCATGTATGGCGCTGGTGACGGCAAGATCGGGCAGATCGTCCATGACGACAGGCCGTTTAAACAGGCCAAGACGAAGGTCGGCAAGGCAACCCGCAAGAAGCTGGCAGAAGGTACCACCGGACTAGAGACCCTTGTCTCGAAGGTCCGTCAGACCGCTGTCCAGCGTAAGTACGTCACAGGTTTGGACAAGCGGCATCTGCCATGCCCGTCGCCACACAGCGCTCTCAACACGCTGATCCAGGGAGCAGGGGCGGTGGTGATGAAACAGGCACTTATTGATTTCGACCAGCGCGCCCCGGCTGGTGGTTGGGGCTACTGCGCCAATGTCCATGATGAGGTGCAGCTAGAGGCACGCCCCGATCTCACCAAAGACATCGCCGAATTGATGGTCGATTGCATTCAATCAACACAACAGAAGCTCAGCCTCCGCTGCCAAATGAACGGCAGCTATTCGATAGGAAATAACTGGAGTGAAACACATTGACCACAGCATTGATTGACGCAGACATCGTTGCCTATCGGGCCGCTGCCGTCAGCCAGGACGATATCGACTGGCAGGACGGCAAGACCGGCCTAACCCTCTCGAAGCAGCAAGCCCTCTCTAGCGCAAAGTTTATCGTTGATGACTGGACGGAGCGCGCTGGTTGCAACAAGGCGATCCTCTGCTTCACAGGCGAGAACAATTTTCGCCGCGAAGTATTTCCTGAATACAAGTCGAACCGGAAGGGTGATCCGCCCGAGCTGCTGTATGAAACCATCGAATGGATGAAGGGCAACTACGAGTCCTACTCGGTCCACCGCCTTGAAGCAGACGATCTGATGTCTGTGTTTGCCACCAGCGAGTACGTCAAGGCGGCAATCATCGTCAGTATCGACAAGGATATGCTTACGGTACCGGCATTCGTCTTTAACCCCGATAAGGACAAGCGGCCCCGCCGCATTCGCGTTCCGCAAGCTGATCGCTTTTGGAGGACGCAATGTCTCACGGGTGATCCGACAGATGGATACAAGGGTATCCCCGGCATTGGCCCGAAGAAGGCTGAGAAGATCCTAGAGCAGACGCCCAGCAATCTTACCGACCTCTGGCCAACCGTGGTCTCGGCATATCTCGACGCTGGCCTGACAGAAGACGACGCGCTGATCCAAGCCCGCGTCAGCCGCATTCTGCGTGCAGAAGATTATAACGCCGACAAGAAGGAGATCCGCCTTTGGCACCCGATGAAACCTACGACCCTATCTATCGACCCGCTCACTACGTCGGTGAAGCCGAGCCGTTCGACCTCATCCAAGCGCGAGGACTCAACTTCGCAGAAGGCAACGTCATCAAGTACATCTGCCGATGGCGCAAAAAGGGCGGGGCGCAAGACCTCCACAAAGCGAAATTCTATGTCGAGGCGCTCCTCAACGAAGCGAGCAAAAACGAATACCTTGTCGAGCGCATGAGTGAAGATGAAATCAAGGTCGGGGGTACCGATTGATGGCGGCGTGGCGCTCGAACCGCAACCCCATGTTCCGCTCAAAGTTTTCCGAAGATATCTTCGATCATAAGTATTCTCACTCAGGCTCAGAGACTTGGGCCGACTTGGCGAAGACCCTCGTCCAAGACGTTTGTTCCGACTACCTGACAGACAGTGAGCAAGAGGAACTCACCCAAGCAATCGAGAACCTCAAGTTCCTTCCTGGCGGGCGCTACCTGTATTACGCAGGGCGCCCCCGAAAGTTCTTCAACAACTGCTATCTGTTGAAGGCAGAGGAAGACACGCGCGAAGACTGGGCGAACCTCTCGTGGAAATCCGAGAGCTGCCTCATGACGGGCGGTGGGATCGGCGTAGACTACAGCGTCTATCGTGGCGCTGGAGCGACACTGGCCAGCACTGGTGGCGTTGCCAGCGGTCCTATCCCAAAGATGCTGATGATCAACGAGATTGGCCGTCGTGTCATGCAGGGCGGCTCACGGCGTAGCGCGATCTACGCATCGCTCAATTGGCAACACGCGGATATCAACGAGTTCCTTAGCGCAAAGGATTGGTCCGCCGTGCGGGTCGCTGGAACCAACAAGACTCTGGCTGACCTCAAGCAAGCTGATTTCAATTTTCCCTGTCCGTTGGACTTCACGAACATCAGCGTGAACTACGACACCGAGTGGCTGCACAGCTATTGGCAGTCCGATGATGTCGGCGCGGTCTTCCGTACCAACGTCGCCCAAGCCCTCAAGGGTGGAGAGCCAGGGTTCAGCTTTAATTTCTGGGATCAGGAGGGCGAAACATTACGCAACGCCTGTACTGAGGTCACATCAGGAGATGACAGTGATGTTTGTAATCTGGGTTCGCTTAATTTCGGGCGAATTGATTCCATCGAAGAGCTTTCATCGTTGGTTGAACTGGCTACTAAGTTTCTCGTGTGCGGCACTCTCAAGGCTCACCTTCCTTACAAGCAAGTAGAGCGGGTTCGTGAGAAGAACCGGCGCCTAGGCCTAGGCCTTATGGGGCTGCACGAATGGCTGGTAAAGCGAGGTGACCGCTACGAGGTCACGCCTGAACTTCATCGCTGGCTCAACGTCTATCGCGGCGTGAGCGACAAGACTTCCCGTGAATATGCAGACACTCTCAGTATCTCTCGCCCAGTCGCCAATCGCGCTGTCGCACCGACTGGTTCTATCGGCATCCTCGCTGGTACCTCCACGGGGATCGAGCCGATCTTCGCAGTGGCATACAAGCGGCGGTACCTGAAGGGATCAAGCCGTTGGCACTACCAGTATGTGGTCGATAGCGCAGCGCAGGAACTCATCGACCTCTACGGTGTTAATCCGGAGCAGATCGAGAGTGCAATTGATCTCGCGGCTGACTACGAGCGGCGGATGAAGTTTCAGTTCGATATCCAGCGGTACGTCGATATGTCGATTAGCTCCACGATCAATCTCCCGGCGTGGGGCAGCAAGCTCAACAATGAGGACACTGTGGAGAAGTTCACGGAGACGTTGGCTAGCTACGCCCACGGGCTGCGTGGTTTCACCGTTTATCCTGATGGATGTCGGGGTGGGCAACCACTGGTCTCTGTTCCTTATACAGAGGCGGTTAAGAGCCTAGGAAAGGAGTTCGAAGAGTCTGTGGAAGTCCATGATATCTGCGACATCACGGGCCACGGAGGAACGTGCAATGCCTGAAGCAAAAATGAATAAGGCCACTATTGCAGAGGAATATATTCCTGACCGCTCTTACGACCTCATAGATCGCCTTGCCGACATCTATTTGCCCCGCTGCATCCTGCCGAATGAATCGGTCGAGGAAGCACACCGTTATGCGGGTGCGGTGGATCTAGTCAGTCAGCTTTACGAATGGAAATGTAATGAGTTGGGAACTGAAAATGCACTATCCCGACCAGTCCATGGCGGATCATCTGGTCAAATGGAATTACCCATGCGAGGAGTGGACGACTGAGATTCTCAGAGCTAACGCCTTCGTGTGTCGAATGGAGAAGAACCACGAAGTTGTCGGCTATGTTTGGTTCAATCATTTCCCAGACTCATACCGCGTCTTCGAGCTTCATATCTGCATCGCGCAGGAGCATCTGCGGCGGTGGTTCTCTCGTAAGATTTTAGAGAGCTTCTACAGGATCGTCAGGCTGCTCGACGGACGCCACATCCTACTCGCTCATCAGAATCCCAAGATCACGGAACGCCTTAAGAAGCACGGGTGGACCGTCTGCCACCCATTAGCCTTCAGGAGTGTTTAAACACGATGTCAAAGATTATTAAATTCGTGAGCGCTGTTATCTCACCACCCGAAACACCCAAAGCAATACCGTCAGCGCAAGCCCAAGCGCCAGCGCCGACACCAACCTATCGCGATAGCTCGGGTGTGAAATATGCCAGTCAGGTAGACCGTGACGCGGCCCAAAAACGGTTGGATCGCAAGGCGAAATTCCCGGCGCAAACAGCCGACACAGCAGCCCTCAACCAGTTTCGTACTGGTATTGGTGCTGGTAAGCCTAGGGTCACAAACCCAGTTGTTGCAACCGCATCTACCGGTTCAGGCATTACGATAGCTGGCGCCTAATGTTTCTGTTCAAGCCACCAAAAATTCCGGCCTATGACCCACCGACCCCTCAGGTCGCAGAGGCTGAACCGGAACCTCCTCCCAAAGCCAAGTTAGATGCTGACCTCCCGCAAACCGATGAAGAAGTACAAGCTCGCCTGAAGATGAATCAGAAGACACTGAAGCTGAAACAAGGCTTCACGGGGATGGCAGGTCTTAAAATTCCACTGATGCCAAGTAATCCTGTCGTATGAGCGCAAAAACTCGCTACGACGATCTTGCTCTCCGACGCGATTCCTTTCTGGATCGAGCGCGTGACGCAGCGGCTCTCACCATTCCCTCGCTGTTACCGCCGGAAGGGCACAATTACACCCAAAACCTTCCCGAGCCTTACCAAGGTTTAGGCGCCCGGTGCGTAGTCAATCTCTCTAGTCGGCTTCTCACAGCCCTTCTGCCGCCAGGACAATCGTTCTTTAAGCTGGTTATTCCTAACGAAGCACTTCTCGCTGCTGGTCAGCTAGCCGCCCCAGCCGAGCTGGAGCGTGGCTTTGCGCTAGCCGAGAAGCTCATCATGTCGGAGATCGACAGATCCAACTGGCGGACCTCTACAAACCTAAGCATCCAGCTTCAGGTAGTGACCGGAAATGCGCTCGAATATATCGGTCCCGATAACCAATTGAGGGTCTACCGCCTCGATCAGTATGTGATCGAACGCGATCTCACCGGCCAAGTCCGTGAGATTATCCTCCACCAAAAAATCCCCCCCGACCAAAGCCCTGTCAAAAGCGAAGTACGCCGAGATATGGGCCATGAGTTCATCGATTTGTTTACGTGGGTGCGCCGAAACAAGAAGGGTCTGTTCGAAGTACACCAAGAAATCGAAGACAAGATCGTTCCGAAATCAAAGGGAACCTACGAGATCAGCCCATTCCTCCCGCTGAGATGGTCACTTGTTCCCGGCGAAGATTATGGGCG